GGCCTTTATTTATTCCGATTCCCCAGGAGCAAAGCTCCAATGAATGTCTATGTTTTCACCATCAAGATCAATCCGGTGTATCAAGCTATGAACCAACTCTCGTTTTTCATCCAGGGAGCCGTTGTCCAGGATTTCCGCAGCACCAACCAGCGTCTCCCTGGCGGCTTCCAGACGTTCCGCCGGGTCATCTTCCGCCAATTCCCGAAGCGCCGTATCTATGCCCTCGACTTCATCCTGTAAGGATTTCAGGCGATCCGCCACCGCAGCAGCGGGCAAGGTTCCCATTTGGCACAGGTCAAGCAGCCGGTCAATTTGGCCCTTCGCTTCTGCTCGGCGGGCATTCAGCAGCGCCCGACGCTCAGAAGGCGGCGCCTCCTGATTTCCACCGGCAGCACGTTCCAGCGCCTCCGGGTCAAAGATCAGCTGCCGGACTTGATCCAGAATGATTTTGTCCAGCTTCGCCACCGGCCACCGATCATTTTTACAATTCGGGTCCCGTATCATTCTCTTGGCGGATTTTGCCCTGGAATAGCAAACATAATAGGGCCAGTATTTCCGATTCTCGCCCTTGCCGGAGTAATTGCCGCTGGCGAAGTACCGAGCGCCGCAGCGCCCGCACCAGAGGATGCCTCCCAAAAGATGGGTGCTATGAAACGGCGAATTTCGTTCCAGGCCGTCCGAACAATCCCTCTTCCATTGGCTGGAGGCCAGGCGGGCCGCAGCAGCATTGAAGGTTTCTTCGTCGATGATCGGCTCATGCTTCCCGTCATAAATCTTTTTGGCCCAATTTATCTTCCCGATATAGAGAGGATTTTTCAGCACATCCCGGATTGTGGTATCATTCCCCCAATCACCGCTTTTTGTGGTGTACCGGGCCGTCATGTATTTCCGAATGCGATTCACCGGCCAGCCTTGCAGGTACAGAGAAAACACCTCCCGCACCTGCATTGCTTCATATTCATTTACAACCAAACCCTCGCCGCCCTCGGCAATGGTTTTATAATCGTACCCAATGGGCGCAAAACCGCCGCCATGGAAAAGGCCGGCCTTTGCACGGCCCACACGACCGACGGCCATTCTTTCCCGGATCTGTTCACGTTCCAGCTGGGCAAATACGGACAATATGCCAATCATGGCCCGTCCGAAGGCCGTAGAGGTATCAAAGTTTTCATTCATCGACACGAAGGCGCAGCCATTTTTCAGAAACACGTCCTCGATCAGGTACAGGGTATCTTTCTGAGAGCGGGAAAGCCGATCCAGTTTCCAGACCAGAACGGCCTCGCATTTTTTCTCTTGAACAAGCCGGATCACGCGCTGGATTCCAGGCCGCTCCAATTTTGCACCGGAGAAGCCAGGGTCCGTGATTACATCTTCGACAATCCAATCCTTCGCTATACAGTACGCCCGGAGGCGTTCCTGCTGCTCACCGACAGAATAGCCCTTTTCCGCCTGTTCGCGGGTAGATACCCGAACATAGCAGATCACACGCATAAAGGATAAAAACCCCCTTTTCAAACCGGGGCCTGCGTGTTACAATAAAGGCAGTTGCCTTCCATGTCAACTGCCCGTGTACAGCCCGCCCCTGTTCCAGCAGGAGCGCGAAGCAAATGTAACACGCGGCCTCGAAGCGCTGGCCCTTTCCAGAGGGACAGCGCTTTTTTATTTATTCGTCATCGTCCAGATCAGCGCCGGAAATATCACGCAGAATGGACTGGCCGGAATAGCTCTTTGCATTTTTGACCAGCTTCACGCCAAGCCAAAAGAAGAAGGCCGCAAAAATCAAGGACGGCCACCACAGAAGTGCCAAAATTAGAAGCATAGCAGCCAGAACCACAGACAGAACGCCCATGAACCTGAACCAGATGGGTGGCGTTCTGGTGGATGGATCAAGCGGCAGCTCCGCCGGTTCCTTCTTTTTGGATTCCGTAACATAGCTGATCCCGGTGCCCGGAACGGAAACCGTGGTCCGTGTTTTCCCGTTTGCCATTTTGCCGACGCGAACGCCCTTCACGCCAACGCTGGTAGATACACCGGACTTGCTAACCGTCATTCGGACCGGGCCAGCCTTAAAGGTTTTTCGTGCCCTAATTCCCATAATACGCCTCCTTTGTGTTACCACCAAAGCCACGCCCCAGACCGGGACGTGGCTTTTTCATTTTAACCTGTGTCTTCGTGCGTACTCAAAACTGCGGCATTCGGGGTGCCGGATGCAGTACCAAAGCTCTTTTCATACGCGGCTTCAGCAGCCGTAACGCCGGAGCTTGCAGCTTCTTCTGCGCCTCCGGATTGCGCAGAAGAACCAATGATTTTTTGCATCACATCCCAGAACGCCAGCCTCTGAGCCTTCGACAGCCTGCAATAATTTTCGACCATGTCCCGTTCCAGCGGGGTCAGATCGTATTGCTCGGCCAGGGCGTCCACCGCATCCTGACTATTCGGCTGGAACATTTCACCTGTTCCATTCAGCAGCCAATCACGATTCACATTGAACTCCCGGCAAATCAAGATTGCATTGGATTCAGTCAACCGGCTCTTTCCGCTTTCCAAATATGAAACGGCAGAAACCTTGATGCCAATTCTGGCTCCAAATTCCTGCTGGTTCAACCCCAGAGCAAGACGCAGTTCTTTAATTCTATCATTTTCGGTCATTGAAATTCACCTCCTTTCTTATGGTTACTATCTTATCACAAAATTTCAATAATTCAATACCAAAATCGAAAATTGGGCTTGACATTTTTCGATTATCGAAATATACTGTTTGCGTAATCGAAATGCAGTATTTCGATAATAGAATCACATGGAGGTGAACCAGTAACATGAAGAACAACACCACTCAGAAGGGAGCCAGCGCCCCCAGCGCTGCGGAAATCGCGGCGGTCGTTGCAGCATTCAAGAGCGCAACCCGCGAGGAACAGCTGGTTCTGAACGGCGTAATGCTGGGCATGGCTACCCAGCGCAGCATTACCGAAAGGGCCGGCTGACAGGAGGGCTCTCGGATGAAGATTACCAATCACTTCACGGATGGAACCACGCGGACCACAACCGCAGGCGTCCGGGTGCCATATACCGCCGAAACGGCCATGGCATACCGGACCATTGCAGCTGCCAAGACGGCAAACCGGCAGCAGGAGCAAAAGAACCCCTGACCCAGCACACAACACGAAGCAGGAGGAAACGAAGATGGAAGGATTTTTGATTCAGCTCGGCTACACCGCAGGACAAGCTGCGGTCCGGGCGCCGCTCTATGCGGGCCTGTTGATTGCAGAAACTGCAATTTTGGTGGGCGGCCTGCTCTATGAGCTTGACCGGCTCGGAGTATTTGACGGCCTGGGCGCATGGATCGGCTCCACCCTCCACACCCTCTTGACCTATACCACGGAAAGGAAGTGAGGCCGCAGTATCTGCCCGCCCGTACATACACACCAAAGCCAAAGGAGGCACACGACATGGAACAGACCAAAGCAAGCAGCCTTATTGATATGGCGAACGGCGCCATTAAGGAACGGCTTGATTACGAGATGGGCCGCGTGATCAACAACATCAGCGATCCGAACACCAAGGCCACCGCCAAGCGCACCATTACGGTGAAGATCACCCTGGAGCCTGACGAAGAGCGCCAGCACGTCGAGGTGAGCGCCACCGCATCCAGCACCCTGGCAGCCCTCCACCCGGTCAAGACCGCCCTGGCGGTCGGCCAGGAGGGTGGGCACACCGTAGCTGTAGAGCTTACCCCGCAGATTCCCGGCCAGTTCGACACCTACGGTGGCGAGGCCCCAGAGCGCAAGGTTCTCAAATTTGCCGACATTCACACCGCATAAAGAAAGGAAATAACCATGGATTTCAAGAACAGCTTCCTCGCCGACGCGATCAACATCCTCGCCGAACTGGGCAAGAAGGCCGCAGAGCCTACCTTCCAGAGAGCAGAAGGCCGCACCTTTCTGGTGACTGGCAGCGACTACACGGAAATTGAGCCGATGGAGCTTCCGAAGCCCGAAAAGGTGATCACCCGCAGCCTGGACGCCCTGGTGGCGCTCATCAAGACCGAAGCCGCCAGCCAGTTCACCGATCTGCCCCTTTACATTTCCTGCGGCAGCGCAAGCACCGTGGAAGTATTCACCAAGCCGAACCCCGAAGATGACCTGCACCGCTGGCAGCCGTACTGCGCCCTGGCTACCGACCTCCCGACGCTGGTGGAGGATGTACGCTGGACCTTTGATGAAGCCATGATTAAGCTGCGTTCCGCATTCCAGCGCCCGCTCGGCATTCCCGGCGAAACCAACGATGTGGATTACATCATTGACCTGCTTTCCCACATGAGCGTGGATCAGAGCATCAAGAGCGACGACAACGGCGTGACCCAGACCGTACAGGTGCGCAAGGGTATCAGTTTTGTGCAGAACCAGGCTGTGCGCCCCATCGTAACCCTGGCGCCTTACCGCACCTTCCAGGAAGTCCAGCAACCCGCAAGTGAGTTCGTATTCCGGGTCTACGAAGATCGGAGCATCAGCCTGACCGCAGCCGATGGCGGCATGTGGAAGCTGGCCGCACGGGATGCCGCCAAGCGCTACCTGACCGACGCCCTGGCGGATGAAATCGAAAAGGGCCTGGTCATTGTGACCCTGTAAACAATTTTGGAAGCCGCAGCCTGTGGTGTAGCACAGAGCCGACGCGGAGGGCGGGAACGGGGACTTTAAGAGAAAGGAGGAAAGGCTTTGAAAATCGCATTGCAGCACGGCCAGGTGATCCTGGCCGAAATCGAACCCCTCCGGCATGAGCAGCTCAAACGAATTGGACTGCTCCGCTGGAACAAAACCACGCGCACCATGACCGGCACAATCAGCCTGGACTTGCTCAACGCACTGTCCCGCATTTTTACCCTGCCGCCTTTTGTAGAGGCGGAACGGCAGCACCTTCTGAATATTGCCGGACAGGTGGAACAGCAGCGGGAAGCACCGGAGCCGGTGGCGCTGGTAAAGTACCCAGTGAAAGCCCAGATGTTCAAACACCAGGTCAGAGGCGCCAACATGGCGCTGCTGCAGCTCACTTCCGGCAGCCCGGAGCAAGGGAAAGGGTTTGCCTTTTTATTTGAAATGGGCTGTGGCAAAACGCTTACCGCTATTGCGACCATGGGCGCACTTTACCAGATGCACAAAGTTGACCGGGTGCTGGTCGTAGCACCAAGCAGTGTTTGCAGTGTATGGCCCCACGACTTGCAGCAATTCGCCGCCTTTCCGTATCATTGCGAAACCCTACTGGGCGAGAAGAAGAAGCGCCTCGAAGCATTGGACGCTTTGGAGGTCTGGCCATTCGCACAGCTCAAAATTGCCGTGATCAACTACGAGAGTACTCACCGAGACGGGATCTTTGAAGCCCTCCAGGAGTACGACCCAGATCTGATTATTTGCGACGAAAGCCAGCGCATCAAGAACCACACCGCAGCCCAAAGCAAAGCGCTTCACAAGCTGGGTGACAAGGCGCAGTATAAGCTGGCTCTGAGTGGGACGCCGGTGCAGAACAACGCGGTGGATTTGTACAGTCAATACAGATTCCTTGACCCGGCTGTATTCGGTTCCAACTTCTACGCATTCCGCAACCGCTATTGCCTTATGGGTGGATACGGACAGCATCAGATTGTGGGCTATCGGAACATGGACCAGTTGGTGCAGCGCGAACACTCCATAGCGTACCGCGTAACAAAAGCGGAATGCCTGGATCTTCCGCCGCAGACCTTCATAAACCGGTACGTCAAGTTCAGCCCGGCGGACCGCAAGTTGTACGAACAGCTGCGCCGGTCGAGCTTTGCAGAGCTGGACAGCGGCGACAGTATCACGGCGACCACCGTTCTGACCAAAATGCTGCGGCTTATGCAGCTGACCGGCGGCTTCACTCAGACTGACGACGGCACCCGGCCCCAACAGGTCAACACGGCCAAGCTGGACGCCTTGGAGGATATTCTGGACGACTATGTGCTGGAAACCGGTTCCAAGCTGGTGATTTTTGCCAGATTCCGCGCAGAAATTGCAGCCATCGAAAACACCCTCCGAAAGAAAGGCATTCCCTATGGCTCCATTTATGGCGACGTTCCTCAGGCGGAACGCGGGAAGATCGTTGACGACTTCCAGCAGAACCCGGAAACCAAAGTATTTGTGGCTCAGATTCAAACCGCCGGTTTAGGTATCACGCTTCACGCGGCCAGCATGGCTGTTTTTTACAGCATAGATTACAATTACGCGAACTATGCGCAAGCCCTGGCCCGCATTCACCGCATTGGACAGCATAACCCGGTGACGTACATTCATCTTCTGGTTGAAGATAGTATAGACGACAAGGTGCTGGCGGCCCTGGAAAACAAGGAAGATATTGCAAAATCCATTGTGGACAGCTGGCGCACCTACTTCTAAAAGAAAGTGAGGATTTCACCATGACGATTCCCGAACAGGTGGACGCATACCGCGCCCTGTTGGATGAAAAAGACCGCCTTGCAGATGAAACCAAGGCGAACAATAAGGCCATTGAGGCCGCCCGCGAACAGCTGGCCTCCGCAATGATTGAGGAGGAAACGCCTCAGATCAGCCGGAACGGCTATTCCTACACCCTGACGCCTAAGACCAAATACAGCAAGGCCGCAGGCAAGGACGCTGAGCTGATGGACGCCCTCCGGGCAAACGGCCTGGGTGACCTGATCAAAGAAACGGTCAACGCCCAGAGCCTGCAAGGCGCCATGAGCAACCTGGCCGAAGAGAACGACGACGAGCTGCCGGAGGATTTCGAGGGCCTCGTGAACGTGTACAGTTTCAACGACGTGACCCGGCGGAAAAGCCGGATCAAGTAAAAGGAGGATAAACCATGTCGAACGATAAAGCATTGACCACGGTGCAGGATTTCGCACTCACCCCCATCAACAGCGACGTGACCGAACTGATCAAGGAAGAACTGGACGGCCTCGGTCAGATTCCCTTCGACACTATCAAGGTGCCCAGCGGCGGCGGCCTGGCATTCGAGCTGCCCGGCGACGACCCGGACAACCCGGAAACCACCCAGATCCTGACCGGCGTGATTGTACACCACCACGCCGTGAACAGCTACTGGCCCGGCGAGTACGACGGCAGCAACACTCTCCCGGATTGCAGCAGCGCAGACGGCAAGCAGGGCCTGGACATCAAGACCGGCGAACTTCGGGACTGCTCCACCTGCCCCTTCAACCAGTTCGGCAGCAGCAGCAAGGGCAACGGCAAAGCCTGCAAGAACGGTCACCGGATTTATCTGCTGCGCAGCGGCGAGGTTTTGCCGGTGCTGATTTCCCTGCCCCCTACGAACCTGCGGGCCTTCAAGGACTACATTGCAAAGCGCCTGGTTCTCAAGGGCAAGCGCACCAGCAGCGTGCTGACCACCATCAAGCTCAAGCGCGAAAAGAGCGCGGACGGCATTTCATACAGCAGCTGCGTGTTCACCAAAGCAGGCGACCTGACTCCCGCGCAGATCGAACAGGTCAAGCCCACGGTGGACTGGATCAAGAGCGTTACCTCTACGGTTCCCGTGGTGGAGCAGCAGCCCGAAGAAGCCCCCACCAATGCAGACGCGGAAGGTTTTGTGGAAGTAAGCAAAGACGTGCCGTTCTGATCAACGCCTCCGAATGACCCGTGCGGGCTGCAGGACGAACAGCCTGCAGCCCGCATATTTTTATTTTGGAGGATGCACCAGTGGATAAAGTAAACATTGACGAGTTGGTGAACTACAAAGAAGAATACACCAAGTTCGTCCAGAAACCAGAATTCAAGCACGACCGCATGGTGAGCCTTTGTCCATTCCACGACGACCGGAAGCCCAGCTTTTCGGTGGATCTGAAAACCGGCAAATTTGTATGCTTCGCCTGCGGCAAGGCGGGCAATTACGTCAGCTTCCGGGCTGAATTGGATGGAACCTCCAATGCCGACGCATACAAGAAAATTCTTCGGGAGCATGGCGTGGACGAAACCAAAAAGGAACCGGCGAAGCCCAAAAGCTACACCGTTGAGGACTACGCAGCTGAAAAGAAGCTCCCGGCGGAATGGCTCCACATGGTATGCAGCCTGGAAAGCAAGCAGGAGCAGGACGGCACCCCTTACGTCAAAATCCCGTATTTCAACACCGAAAGCAAGGTCCAGGTTACCCGCAAGCGCATGGGAAACCACAGCTTCAAGTGGGGGTATGGATCAGCCGGAAAGATGATTCCATACGGCCTCTGGCGTAAAGAAGGCATGGAGGTGGCCGGGTACACGATTCTGGTCGAGGGCGAGAGCGACTCACAAACGCTCTGGTTCCTTGGCTACCCGGCGCTCGGCATTCCCGGTGCAAGTACATTCAAGCCGGAGTGGGTAGAGGATCTCAAAAGCATCGAAACCCTCTACATTCACAAGGAGCCGGACCGAGGCGGACAAACCTTTTTCGAGAAGGTGACCGAAGCCCTGAAAAACGCCGGGTATAAAGGCGAGGTGAAAACATTTTCCTGCGCGGATGCAGGAGAGAAAGACCCCTCTGCCCTATATATCAAGCTGGGCAAGGATGCCGCCCAGGACAAGCTCGACGAGCTGCTGGAAAATGCGAAGGTCGTAGACCTTGACCATTTGGCCGACGATGTTCCCGCCGCCATCGAGGGCGCACCGAAGAACCTGCGGCAGCCTCCCGGCTGGCAGTATGGCGAATTTGGTATAAGCCGCATTGACGAAAAGACCGACCAGCTCGTCTGCGTATGTAGAACGCCGATCATCCTGACCAAGCGCCTCAAACGCACCGACACAGGCGAAGAAAAAATAGAGGTCGCCTGGAAACGTGACGGCGAGTGGCACGACGCTATTTTCCCTCGCTCTATGATATTCCAGAGCCGCAGCATCACCGCCCTGGCTGATAAGGGCTGCACTGTAACCAGCGAGAACGCCAAACAGGTGGTGCGATTCTTGGGCGCATTGGAGCAAGAGAACATAGACGCCCTCGGCCTGCAGGAAAGCACCTCCACCTTTGGCTGGCAGAGCCGCCACCGGTTTCTGCCCGGCCACGCCCCGGATATGGTGCTGGACATCGAACCGAGTATGGCCCGCTGGGCCACAGCATACCTCAAAAACGGAACCCTGGACGCATGGCGGGAAACCATGACCCGACACCGGAACCGCTACCGCTTCCGATTCATCCTGGCTTCCAGCTTTGCAGCTCCCCTGCTGGCGATCATCAAGCAGCGAATTTTCTTCGTGTATAACTGGGGTGGCAGCCGAGGCGGCAAAACGGCAGCATTGAAAGCAGCTCTTTCCGCCTGGGGTGATCCCGAAAGGCTCATGGCAAATTTCAACGCCACACAGGTGGCGTTGGAACGAATGGCCGGCTTTTACTGCGATTTGCCCCTGGGCATTGATGAACGCCAGCTGGCAGGCAACAAGCAGGAAGGGCTTGAAAAGATCGTATATATGCTGGCCAACGGCACCGGCAGGAGCCGTGGCAGTAAGGACGGCGGCCTGCAGGAGTTGCGCACCTGGCGCAGCGTAATTCTGGCCACCGGCGAAGAACCCATAGGAAAGGCGAACAGCCAGACCGGTGTCAGCACCCGCGTTTTGGAGGTAGTCGGCGCCCCGTTTGAGGACGAAGCGAGTGCCAGCGATATGCACCAGCAGGCGGCGCTGAATTGCGGCTGGGCAGGCCCGGAATTTATTCAGTATATCCTCGACTATGGCGACCAGGCCATAATTGACGAATACGCCGAAGTTCTGGCCCGGATACGGGATCTCATGGGAACGCACAACGGCAGCCACACCGCAGCCGTGGCAACGGTGGTTCTGGCGGATCAAATGCTTTCTCGCTGCATCTTCGGGGAGGATACAGAAACCGCCAGGATGGAAGCGCAGCACATGGCAGTCTGCATCACGGCAGACCTGGCTGAACAGGAACAGCCCGACGTGAACGAACAGGCTGCCCAGTACATCAGTGACTGGATCAGCACCAACAACAATTACTTCACCGATACAAGCACCATTGGTCAGCGCTATGGCTGCATCGAGGATGGAACGGCGTTCATCCTGCCCACCATCCTGCGGGAAGCTTTGGAAAAGGGCGGTTTCTCCTACCGAAAGACCATGAACTGGCTGGCAGAAAAGCAGATTGTCCAGATCGACCCGCGCGGGAAGTATCAGATCGTCAAAAAGTTCGGAGGCCGACCGGTCCGCATGATTGCCGCAGACCTGGAACTTTTGCAGAATCCGCCGGACGATGAAGGTTTTACCGAGGTTTTGACGGACAAAGACGACATTCCGTTCTGAGGCCGCAGCGAAGCACGTCAACGGCATTTCGCCACGCCTGCGGTAATTTCCTATGAAGCACAGCAAGCAGACGTGTGTGGAAAATTTTTTCCAGTGGAAAAAAGAAGGCCCCGCGTGGCCATCTATGTTACACCATGGTTACACCAAGGCTACACCATTTGCTATGCCTAGGTGTAACCAAAAATCAGCGCAAAGCCGCTCTATTTTAAGAAAGTTACACCTATTACACCAAAAAATAAAATATATTCGTGACGGGCAAATTTCAAAGATTGCACGCGTGCGATTATATAAGCATCATTCAAAACAAGGTGTAACGTGTAACCCCGCAGTTTTTAACGTATATTCGTAAAGAATCAGTTACACCGGTTACACCTAACAGCATGAAAAGGAGCAGAAACATGGAAAACAATGCAGCAAACGCAGTCCGCAGCACCGAAAACACCACCAAGAACCAGACCACCTTCCGCCTTGGCTTGCACCTTTCCACGGCGCACGGCGATTCCGCCGATACATACGCTGACTTCAATTTCGCAGGCAGCACCCCGGAGGAATTCGACCACGCCCTGGGCACTATCCTAGACGTGGTAACTGATACCGTATACGGCGGCCAGCTCAACGGCTTGCGTGAGATCATGGACCGCAGCACCGCCGAGTTCATGGCAAACGCAGCAGAGCAGGAGCAGCCCGAAGAAGAAGCTCCGGCAGCTCACGACGACGCCCTGGACGTCATGCGGTACGGTCAGGACAAGCCCCAGAACCCCGCGCTGCTTATCGAGACGCCGCCGCTCCCGACCAAGACCGAACCCCAGACCCCCCCCGTAGCGTTGAGCGCCCGCACGGCGCAAGAGGTTTGATGTTCCTCCATTGCCCGGAATGCAATAGGACCTTCAAGCAGTTCAATAAGGACTTCACCGAAAGTGCGAACTGCTTCTGCGGCGCAAAGATTCCCCTGGACAACACAACCCGCTTCGAGTATACCTGCCCCGCCTGCGGGAAGCTCACCTATGGGCGCACCAATGTCGAAACGGCAACCATTGACGCTGGCAGCATGAACTGCGTATGTGGTACGCCCTGCCGGGAATTGCGCTGGGACCCGGAAGTCCGCAGCTTCCACGACTGAACGAAAGGATGATACATACATGAACTATAAAAACCCGCTCCCTTCCCCCTACGACTACGAAAAGCTGGGTGCATACCTTCACGCCCTGATTGATGCAGGTGCAGCCCACAATGTGACCGAGGCCAGGAAGCTGGCCCGCAGGCTGATCCCATCAGAGGCCAAAATTCAGAAGGACATTCTGGCACACCTCAACAAGCAGGTGGGCGGCTTCTGGTGGAAGGATGCCGCCGGGCCGTATCAGCGCCAGGGTATCCCGGACATTGTAGGCTGCCACGATGGGCATTTTTACGCATTCGAGGTCAAGCGCCCCTTGGTGGGCGAATTGAGCGCCATTCAGCGCCACACCCTGACCGCCATCAATGCAGCAGGCGGCTCGGCCTACGTTGTAACCAGCGTGGAGGATGTGCGCCAGGTATTCGAGCGGCAGGAGGATTGACCGATGGACTACACAGAACTGAGAGCAAGGCGGCGTCTGCTGCGGCGCTACTTGCGCCGGTACAGATTGGAGCAAACCGAAGCGGCATACAAGGCCGTGGAAGGTATCCTGCAGCGCCTGCCTGACGACCACCCCGCCGCTCAGATCATGCGCCTGCGGTACAAAGAGTGCCGGAACTGGCGCACGGTAGAGGATCGGACATTTTACTGCCACAGTCGAGCCTTTGAGTTGGAAACGGCAGCCATTGACGCCCTGCTTCAAAGTACGGAGGTGGTGGACGCAATCACGAGCTGGGAGGCGGTACAGAATGACCATTGAAGAAGCCTGCCGCCTTCTTGACCCGGCCACCACAGCAGAGGAACTGGCGAAGATCGAATATTACCACGGATTCAGCGGCAAAAAGGCTTGTATTGAGGCCATCGACGAAGCCTGCACCATTTTGGTGGAATTTGCCCGCAGCCATAACAAGGAAGGTGAAAAGTAAATGGACTGGTTTTGTGGATTTCTCACCGGCTGCATCATGGGCGGCGTCCTCGCCCTGGCAGCTTCCCCGACCGGCAGCAAAGCGCCGGTGGATATGTACAAGAAGGACTGGGACCCGGCGCAGCATCCGCTCGAAGCAGAGGGCGAGGCGCTGGACCCGCAGCAGGAAGGCGGCAAAGTATGAGGACTAAGAAACGGAACGGCCTGGCAGCACCCGCAGCGATCATTCTGGCCGCTGCCTGCATCATCGGCGCCAATACAGCAGCCGCCA